CTGGGAATTACTATGGACTCATCTAAAATTGAATGGTATGGGGACAATGGAATTATGGTGGAAACCAGTATAGATAATTCTACATGGGTTCAATGTATGAATGGGGAATCAATTCCTCAATATAAATTAAATGACTTCGATACCTCAGGCTTTGTTTATTTAAAGATAACCTTATCTACTACAGATAATAGTAAATATCTTCCTAAACTTTCTAATTTAACTTTATCTTTTTATAATGACCAAGTAATGTATGCCCAAAATGGTGGAAGCTATATGTCGACATTTGCTGATTTAGCTGGCATATCAGATCCAGCAATAAGCCTTGGACCTAATAAGTATCCCATCTTGTCTAGAGATTATAGAAATGGAATTAGGGTTCCAGTAGATTCTGGATTTTATATTAATGCTAATATACCTGTAAAAACTATAGAATTTTTTTATACCCCAGATGACCTTACAAATAGTGGTCTCATAACCTCTGTATCAAATAACGGATATGCAGCCTCAAACGTATCATGGAACGGAGCGGGGGCTATGAGTAAAACCAACGTAAATTCATTATATGTAAATGGAGTAAATAAAACCTCAGTATCTAATGTATCAGATATATTTACAGCAGGAGATTTACATCATGTGGCAATAACATACTCTCAGTCAATTTCAGGACCAATTAAATTCAATTATTCGCTTGGCGGAAGCGTAGGATGCCTAATTCAGAATATTGGATTATATGAAAATCAATTTACAGGAACCCAGATATTAAATCATTATAACCTATATTTAGGAAAAGCCTCTGTAGTATGCCAAGATTCTACTATAAACTTGACAGAAAATTCAGCTCAGGCTTATAATAATGACTGGCTCGTGATACAAAACGTATAACTTTGTCAAACCTTTGGACAAAATCTGGACTTTAACCTAAAAGAATGGTAAAATTAATACCTAATGGATATTAAAAGAGTTAAACAATCTGTAGTAGAAGAAACTACCCTAGGAATTTATGTGTGGGAAATTGACGGCAAATGGGTTGGCGATGATGATGGAAATTATCTTTCTGTGACATCTAAAAAAGGAAACAGAGAAAAGATTGAAATGCTTAGAAAAGCTGTTGCCCACTATGGCGTAAATAGAGGAGAGCCAAAGTTTTTAGCAGGACGTAGAAAAATTGATGATGAAGAATTTGAGTATCAAAACCAAAGACTAAAATGGGGCTTAACTCCAGATCCGCTAGATATTGGTGAGTACAAGGATCAAGTTAGAGCAGCAAAGGGAGCTAGATAAATGGAATTTATAAACGATGAAGAAGAGTCATCAAATGAAATTTTAATATCTAACGATTCCGACTGGATTAAATTTAATAAAAAACCAGTTGTAGAAAATGATCCATTTAAAATTGAAGGCGCAGAATTAAAAAAAGTTAATGGACTAGGCTCATCATTTAAACGTAAAGTTTCAAGAGATTTACAAAAAAGATTTGTGGGTCAAGAAGGAACGGCAACACAACAAAACTTACTAGCACAAGCAATAACTGGCTATGCTATGTTCGATCTTATCGAGCCTCCTTATAATTTAGAATATCTTTCTAGGATTTATGAAATATCTCCGTACAACTATGCAGCAATTAATGCAAAGGTTGCAAACATTGTTGGATTAGGATTTTCATTTGTAGAAACTCGTAAGGCAAACGAAGCCCTTGACAGCATTTCAGATGAAAGACAATTAGAGCGGGCACGTCGTAAATTAAATAAACTTCGTCAAGATCTAGATTCTTGGCTAGAAGAAGTAAATGAAGAAGAAACATTTACAGAAACATTAATTAAGGCTTATGTAGATTTAGAAGCAACAGGGAATGGCTATATTGAAATAGGCAGAACAACTGCTGGCAACATTGGATACATTGGTCATATTCCTGCAAAGACAATGCGAGTACGCAGACTTCGTGATGGATTTATTCAATTGCTTTATGGCAAGGCAGTATACTTTAGAAACTTCGGAGATCAAGAAACTGAGAACCCAATTGCAGATGGATCAGATCGTCCAAATGAAATTATTCACCTAAAGAAATATACTCCAATGAATAACTACTATGGAATACCAGATATTATTGCAGCACAAAATGCTATGGCAGGGAATGAGTTTGCTGGAAAGTATAACTTGGACTACTTTGAAAACAAGGCGGTCCCAAGATATATCATTACAGTTAAAGGTGCTAAATTAGCTCCAGAGTCAGAGCGTAAATTATTAGAATTTTTCCAGGTAGGATTAAAGGGCAAAAATCATAGATCTTTATATGTCCCACTTCCAGCTGATAGCCCAGACTCAAAGGTTGAATTTAAAATGGAACCAATTGAGGCAAACTCTCAAGAGTCTTCATTTAACATTTACCGTAAATCAAATAGAGATGAAATCCTTTTGGCCCACAGAGTTCCAATTAGCAAGATTGGATTACCTGAAGGAGTAAATTTAGCTTCAGCTAGAGACTCAGATAAAATGTTTAAAGAGCAGGTATGCCGTCCAGCACAGGATATTTTAGAAAAGAAATTAAATAAAATAATTGAAGAAAAAACAGATGTCCTATTAATTAAATTTAATGAACTGACCTTGACCGACGAGGATACTCAATCTAAGATAGATGAGAGATATTTAAGGATGCAGGTAATTACCCCTAATGAAGTTCGAATTAGAAAAGGTATGGTTCCAATTGATGGGGGAGACTCAATTGTTCAATTAAAGCCACAACAGGTTGCTGAACAAACTGCACAGGCTATGAATTCTCGTCAAAGAACTCAGGAAAGGGATTCTAATTCTCCAGATATTTCTGGGGAGGCTAGAAATCCAAAAGGCGAGGGTAGAGTAACCGCTTAATTATTAGGCAACTAGTTATTTGCCTTTTGACGTATACAAGTATAAAATTGAGCATATGAATATTGAAAAATCTAATTGGTCTTCTAATGGCGATAATATTGCTTTATCTGTTCCATTCACAAAAGTTAATCGTGAAAAGAGAACAGTCTCTGGATTTGCCACACTAGATAATTTAGATCAAACAGGCGATGTAGTAACGGCAGATGCAAGCCTTAAAGCTTTTGAAAACTTTAGAGGAAATCTCCGTGAGATGCATCAACCAGTTGCAGTAGGTAAAGTAGTTTCTTTTAAACCAGAAACATTTTATGATCCAGCAACAAAAGAATTTTTTAACGGAGTATATGTAGATGCATATATTTCAAAGGGCGCCCAGGATACATGGGAAAAAGTTTTAGACGGAACACTTCAAGGCTTCTCAATCGGCGGAAAGATCATTGAGTCAGACAACGAAGTAAACAAGTCAACAGGTAAGACAGTCAGATTTATTAAAGACTATGATTTGATGGAGCTATCAATTGTAGATTCTCCAGCAAATGAGTTGTGCAGCATTGTTTCAATTCAAAAAGTTAATGGACAACTAGTGTTTAAAGGAATGGCTGCAGAAGTTGTAACAGAAAATATTTTTTACTGTTCAGAAAGTGACTCTGTTTTTATCTCAACAGAGAAAACATATGAATCACCAGTAACTGGTAAACCAGCGGAACTAATTGGCTGGGTAGAAAGTTCAGATGTTAATAAAGGAAAAGAGATAGATAGAATTCTTGCTTCATTTAAGAAGTCAAGATTACCGTTGCCTGCAATACAAACAATTGCAAAACAGGCAAACGCAGAAGGAGGTAATGAAGTGTCAGAAAACACAGAAAACGTAGTTGTAGAAGATGCAGCAGCAGAAGTTGCAGCACCAGAAACAGCCGTAGAAACTCCAGCAGTTGCAGAAGATGCAGCAGTTGAAGCAGCACCTGTAGAAGATACAGTTGCAGACGCTTCTGCCGAAACTCTGGAAAAGGCAGCCGACGTATCAGAAGTTGAGGTTGATGAACCTGATTTTGCAAAGATGCTAGGTGACCTAAAAGGCTTTTTCGCAGAAACTTTAACAAAAGCTTCTGAAGCAAATGCTGTTCAGGTTTCAACAATCAAAGAGACTGTTGAGACATTTAGCAAGAGCGTTGAAGGCCGAATTTCAGAATTGGCAGAGAAACACACAGCATTAAGTAATGCTGTAACAGAAATACGCAACACCATTAACGGTGTAGAAAAGCGTGTCGATGCAGTAGAATCAGAGACTGCAATTAAGAAGTCCTCAGACCTTGGCGGGTCTCAGGAAGTAACAATTAAAAAATCTAAATGGAACGGTTCTTTCCTCGGTTCCGTACAGGAAATTTTCAATTAAAAAAAGGGTAGGTAAAACTATGAGTAATGAACTATTAGAAAAATCAGTAGCCGCTAACACTCACGTAACCGCTAATATGACTGGGTCTGCAGTAGCAAACACAGGCGTACACATCGGTTCCGAAGGTGAGGGTGGATTACTGAATCCAGAGCAATCAGCTCGATTCTTAGACTATATGTTCGACGCAACCGTAATTGGTAAAGTTGCACGTACAGTAAGAATGAAGTCTGATACAACTGAAATTGATCGTATGTCCGTAGGCGAGAAGCTTATGAAACTTGCGACAGAAGCAGATGATACCTCAGCAAACGCTGCAGTATCTTTCTCAAAAATTTCTTTGACAACAAAGAAGTTACGCCTAGATTGGGAACTATCAACAGAGTCTCTAGAAGACAACATTGAGGGTCCAGATCTAGAAGACCACATTGCACGTATGATGGCAACACAAGCAGGAAATGATATTGAGGATGTAGTTCTTAACGGAAATACAGCTCTAACATCAGATGCTTTGTACAAGTCATTTGACGGTGTAGTAAAGAAGGCAAAAGCATACGGTCACGTTGTTGATGCTGGTGGAGCTGCAGTAAGCCGTGCTGTATTTAACAGCGCTCTTAAGGCTCTTCCACGTAAGTACAAGCAACGCCGTTCAGATCTTCGCTTCCTAGCAGGATCAAACTTAATTCAGGACTTCCTATATGCTAACAGCATTGGAACAAACCAGACTATTCCACAAGATATTGCTTCAAGCATTATCCGTGGACAAGAGGTTCAACCACTAGGTGGACCTGCAGGATATGTGGCACCATTCGCATTCGGTATTCCGATTGTTGAAGTTCCACTTCTTCCAGAGGCACAAGATGGTGACTACTCAGGAGAGACTGGTAATCACGGAGATATCCACTTGACATTCCCAAATAACGTAGTTATTGGTATCAAGCGTGATGTAACTGTTTACCGATTCTTCTGGCCACGTAAGGACTCTATCGAGTACACAATGTATACTCGTGTAGGCGTTCAAATCGAACAAGCTGATGCTTGGGTTGTAGTAAAGAACGTTAAGGTTGCTTCATAAGTAATCTTTAATAATTAAGTTGGG